TCTCCTGTGTTGTTAATTAAAAATTACCCTTTGGTGAATAATATAAAGATCAATTAGTGCATATATTATACTTGATCCACAAAGCACCAAATATCATTTTTTAATTCAGTGTTAACCTTGTTTATTTGATCTGCTTTTATTTGCGCTTTCCTTTTATCTGAAAAAGCATACACTACAATATGGCGACATCCATTGTCCAATATTACACCATATTGTTTTTTATTTGAGTAGTATGAACTTGCTTTCATTTTCTTTTCTCCTGTTAAGTATATAAAAACCGCCGGAACTATTAACCCCGGCGGCTATGTTTATTTATTGTTATTTAGTGTGTTAATGTCCCTTTGTAGATCAAGAGCGCTCTGCCGCCATAGATTACATTCATAGAGCGCTCTAGAGTATCGTTTATAGAGATAGTTAACTAATAAGCCGCCGACCATAAGACCGACGAAAAAAAGCCCGTTTAATTGCATGTTTTGTCCTCTTGTTTATTTATTGAGTAAATTATTTATTCTTTTTTTCTGTGTACCATGCGCTGGAAAACAGATCACACTTTTCCGGGTAGGCATAGCGCATAGTTTGCAGCTTTTACAGTTTACTTTTTCGTTATAGTCAGCCGGACAGCGGACAAAGTGTACACTATTTTTTTTATAGCTGTTTTTTCTATTGTCAAAGTGATCACTACTTACAACTGAAACAACTGGAGCGCTTTTATATTTCTTTTTTAGTTCTATTGCATGCGCTGCATTGTTTCCGCTTAGATTCACAGTGAATCCGGCGTTGTTCATGGATTGTATTACCTTACTATTATTATATAACGATGGATCGTAGTGAGTGTATGTATATCCCTTCTTCCCTTTATTCGCTTTGCTGAGATCATCACAAGCTTTTTTATCTAGCTTTGTACCATCACCAGGTAAATCACCAGCTTGATTATGTCTCCACATTTGACCGCTTTTAAAGTTCTCAATTTGAACTAAAAAATGCGCAAAGCTATTACCTCTCTCTTTTGATGTAACTTTTCTCCAATGGATTGCAAGTGGACCGCTGTCCGCATAGCAGCCGCCGGCGTTGCTGTTGTTGAATGGACATGTCGTTGGACATGTTTTGGCGGTTGTTGTTGATACTGGGATTGGCCCGGTTTTTTTATTTTTACTCTTTAATGTTAAGCCCGTTTGATATTGCATGTGTTGTCCTCTTGTTTAATTAATAAATACTTGCATGTACTTCCCAATCTTACAACAACTTTGCAACACTTCCTAATCTTTTGTAAATACTGCAATAAAGCGCAAAGTTTAACAGAGTGTACAATCTTGGCCAGGTCGGTTCGATTAGATCCAATTTAGTGTACTGTAGTTTACTTTGTCCCCGGCTCGTCTGAGTCAAGTGGATTAATTATACATTTTAGGCCAGCCAAACCCCGGTGCACCAAGGAGATCGGCGGAGGTGCGGCTTAGTGTGTCATAGAATTTTCTTACCTTTTTTGTAAACACTCAAAAGTGTTACATTCCTGTTGCACAATGGAAAACATCACTGACGCTGACCTCGCTCGCCTGGAAGACGCTGTGCTTCTCGCTGAGGAGTACTCTGAAAAGTTAGGTCTTTTCAAAAGCGGATTCATCTCTCCTGAACTCAGAAGATTCCAACTCGCTGCTTACGCCATATATGATATATGCAGTGATCGTCAGCTTGAGGTATGTCATCTGAGATTAAAGAACTTCACATTCCGTGAGATCGGAGAAGAACTGGGCATAGGAACGTCCACAGCGAAGGTCCATTGGTACAGAGTTTTAAAGAAAGTGTCGTCCGTTCTAGTATAGGTGATGAAAGTAAGAAAAATACCAAGAGCCAAAGTCCGCATGCTTGCCAGCTTCGGATGTTCATTCTTTGAGATCGCTAAATACTTCGCTTGTGACGAAGGAACTATACGCCAGCAATTCAGGGAAGCATACGACCAGGGCAGGCAGGACATGAAGATAAAATTGCGCCAGGCACAATGGAAAGGTGCGCTTGAACATGGAAATACATCGCTAAACAGTTTGGCGTTCATATAAGCGATTATATGAATTATTACAGCGGAATTAAGCGGGGAAGCTACACATTACGCCAACCCGAACCGAAGGCTGCACAAAGTGTAGTCAGGGGCAGAGCATAGATGGTGAAAAGATATAATCCATCCACGAGTCCGCTGCATCTCACTGAGATGAAAAGATATGCCGATACTCAGGCGAAAGCCTGAGATGTGAGATAAAAAACTCACTGCAACATTTGATTAATTTTCCTTGGCAAAAACTATCTCGGTCAGAGTGACAAGACGGATCTTGAAGCAACAAATAATTTGGAGTCAGTATTAAAATCATGCGGATTCGAAGATATTGATCAGACAGGTTCTCAATCGGAAGAAGTTGTGGAGTTTATTAGGCTATCAGCCGACTCAACAGCAGTTGGACATCCACAACTCCCGAGCAAGATTTCGGATAAATTGCCAAGGGCGTAGATCTGGCAAGTCGTATTCTGCGGCTTACGAGATACTCCCATGGTTATTAACCCCGAATAGTCGAGGATGGATTGTCGCACCCAGTTACGACCTTGGTCAGAAGATAGCCAGGATCGTAAAGGAAGAAGTGATCCAGAAGATGCATTTGCCCATTGCAAACAAGAAGGAAGTCAATGGGGATCTGTACTACCTGAAGATAGCAGGATTGAATTCAGAGCTTTCAGTGAAGTCGGCGGATTCGCCTGACAGTCTTATAGGAGAAGGCTGAACGCTTCGGCGTTCATACTTATAAAACGGCATCGACTATTTGGTAATTGATGAAGCAGCAGCGATAAAGAAAATTGTATGGGAACAGAATTTAAGACCTACACTGTCAGACAGAAACGGATGGGCGCTCATGGTCAGCACCCCCAGGGGCTTTAATCATTTTGAGAAGTGGTACAGAAATGGGCAGGATGACACATATCCAGAGTGGGACTCATGGCAGCACTCATCCACAGAGTCTCCGTATTTCAATGATGAGATCGAAGAACTCAAGCGAACGCTGACTCGTGAAACGTACCTCCAAGAATATGAAGCTGCATTTACCTCATTCTCAGGGAAGGTCCTCCCATTCGACCGCTCCACCCAGGTACGCTCCATCAGATACAACTCGCATTTACCCACATACGTTGGAATTGATTTCGGGTATAGACAGCCCGGAGTTGTTGTCTGTCAGATCGACTTCAGCAAATCGAAAGATCTCCCTGACATATACCAGATAGATGAGATCGCAATGGAAGAGAACATGAAGACTGAGGAATTAGCAAAGCGTGTGAAGGCTTTTCCATATAGAATCACAGGATATTTCGGAGATCCGGCTGGTGGCGGTGTGAACGCACAGAGTGGGATCAGTGATATAGAGATCTTCAGGAGAATGGCAATGCCTGTGAAGTTTAAGAGGGACAGGATGACACGCAATGTGGTCAATGGGGTGAGTCATATGAGAAGGTGGTTTGAAGATGCAAATGGAGATCCACACTTTTTCGTAGATAAGAAATGTAAAGGGAGTATACAGAGTTATGAGAATTATAGATATCCAGAGAAGAAGGAGGATCAGAGAGTGAAAGAAGAGCCGTTAAAGGATGGGAGATTTGAGCATGTGTGCGACTCTCTCAGATACATGATCTGCAATCTTTTTCCTATTAAGAACAGAATGGCGAAGGTGCTTCCATGGTAGTCTCAGGAGATATGTCACAACAGGCTGTGATCAACAGTCTTAATTCATCTATTAATCATTTTGAGAATAAGAGAAACAGGGAAAGAGAGTATAATCTTGATTTCTTTGAGGGATATACAGAAGATTATGTAAAGAAGTATTTCGGATCTCAGTCTATGCAGCAGATCCCCATTTTCACACAGAATTTAACTCGCCGTGTATGTTCAATCAGGTCAACAACATACAAGCGTCCGCCCAGGATGATAGGTGAGAGCATTGAGGAATACAGGAAAAATATTGATATAGATGGTCTAAATGCCATTAGACGACAGCTTGAGAGAATGACATTTTTATTAGGTACAATGGCATTCAGGTGCAGATGGAACGCATTGACTGAGAGAGTGGAGTATGACCTTCTCCCTTTCTTTGAGCCGATGTTCATGGAGGGTGAGAATAAGCCATATGGTGTGATGTTTGCCATTGAGAATCACGGAAATGCTCGTACAAAGGAATTAAAGTACGCAGTATGGACAGAATCACGCCCCGGTTATCCTGGAATGCACTTTTTAATTGATACAGATATGAAGAAGATCAGCATGAATGAACAGGATCTCAATCCATATGATGTTTTGCCTGTTATTTTTCTTCATCGCTCACAACCAGTGCGTGATTGGTTTGTTGCAGGAGCAGATGATGTAGTAAGAGCTGATCTCTCCACTTCTGTAGGCATGACAGAATTATCCCTTGCTGTACGCTTCGGTGCAGTAGGGATAAAACACATCAGCGGAGTCGATGATTCATCGAGAGTAGAACTGGGTGTGGATC